GCTGGTTGATACAAATACGAATTGTAAGAACTAACAAAAGGTATTCTGAGTACAACAGAAGTATCACACGCCAAATCTAATTCGACATGTTGCAATTGTAACACTTGTACAATGCTAAATCTGTGCATTCGTGCCCACCTATCTTGTGAACCTATAACAGAGCATCCACCATAAGGCAAATAAGCTAAAATATATCTTCCTTGTTGCATGGGATTAGCGTTACATTGTAAATTTAAAACTAATGTCGCTCTTATTGTATAAATACTTTGTAATTTCTGAGAATAAACCTCATTGCTGAGTGGATCACTCCACTTAAACTCAGAAAATGTCGACACAGTGTCAGTAGATGCGAATTCACCGCTATCAACCTTAACAGGTTTACCCAAAAATTTCTTAATATCAGGTAAATGATCATTATCAAAGGCTTGTTGCCACTTACTGGCTGTTAAAGGCAAAGGAATTTCTTCGCTATCAACTACAGCATCATCTTGTAAAACTACATCAACTGCAGCATCATCAGCCTGAATTGTGGCTGGAATTACACCTCTAGAAGAAGTGTTTAAATCACTAACATTTTTAATGTCACCTGCGTGATTTATCAACAGGTGGTCATTGTCGCTACTTTTGTAGGTTGTAATTGTCATAATGTTCATATCTGAATCTGAGTAATCAGATTCTAAGTTTAATACACATTCCAGTGATATAAAGTAACACGTGCATAAAAGTGTCACACCTAATTTCCTATATAAGGAATCATTTATCAACCGTACATATTTCTCGTACGTACTCCTACCATGTAAGGCAAGTTCTCGAGAAACATGATTTGCTTTATCAATAGTTATGGCATCACCATCAGTGATTCTGGTCCAATTCAATTGATCTATTAAAGGTTCTAATAACATAGGTGCTGTATATCTACCAGCAATGTTATTGAACTTAAAATTACGTTTCAAAAATGATACTTCTTCTATACTTCTGATCCTACCAGTTCTTTCTAGTAGCTTATCTTCAGGTGTATAAATCATACCAAATTCCTTAAATATAGGACCTATAACGTATTCATTGAATCTATCCTCAAAACGTTTTTCAACTGTGAACACACAGTCATCTCCAAGTGTAATTAAATAAACACTTTTATTGAAAGTGTAATACGCACTCATTTGACCGATGCATTGTTTAAAAACTAATTTGTGATAAATTCTATTTATCATGGTATTAATTGTAGATGTTCCTGGATTTCCAGACGCCAAACAACAATCCCATAAATAAATAAATCCTTTAGAAACATGAACAGAATTAACTATTCTTTTCCAAAGAAATCTCCTTACTTTGGTATCAAATTCATCGCAACCTTTGTAATGGCTCTCAATAATTTCAAGAACCATACACAATAATTGGCTACATTGTTTAGTATCAAAACCGGAGAAATCGCCAGCATTAACCTTGTCGTTCTTAGACAATAGGTTAACTGCTATACAGTGCCATTCCGCAGAATAAGGATTAACTCCTATTGCACTGCCATTGTCAATTCTGTTCTTAAGGAACCAATTGAAGAAATCTCCAAAGTACATCCTGAACATTATCAACATTTTGATACTTCCAGCCGAGAAAGTTCTACTTTTACCTATTCGAACTTTTTCTAAAGATACGCATTCGTCTTTAAGACAATCCAAAAAGTATAGTTCAGGAACTATATTATTTCTTATGCCTTCTAAATCGGAATAAATTTCTTCTTTTAGCATAATGCTATGTTGGGTATCAAAATCAAATTCTGGTCCATCACCATAGAAGTCCTTCTTTCCTTTCTTCTTACGTGTAACCACATATGGGTATCCTGGAGAGGTACTTCTTGATATACTCCTGAATTCAGTATCATCTTTCAAACCTTCAGCCGCTTCTTCGTATGTATAAACTCTAATATCAGTTGTTCGAGTCTGCACAAACTTATAAAAGTCGATCTCAGATTGTTTTAAGATTTCATAATCATCCAATGGTATCACAATATCTTGTACTTGATTGTACCTCTCTAATGATTTGACCACGGGATCCAATAACTTACCTTCAAGATAAAATGGATTTAATTTACAAGGAGCCTTCTTGGTTTCAATTATATCACCAAATAAAGCTGATTTTCTAAAAGAAGATTTGCTGATAGTATTAATCTTTTCAGCTTCTCCTAAACGTACGAATTGTCCTTCAAAAGGATCAGCAGCTTGTAAATCAGCACACTTTTCCTGTAAAGGATCAATCTCCATTTCATTTTTTAAATCAGAAAAATCCTCATAATATATGGGCATAACGTAAGCACTGCAACCATGTCCACCAAAGTGAACACCTATAATTTTCCCTCTCTGTAGAGAAGAATTGCATTCTACGTATATGGAACCACAGTGTCCAACATCATTCATAAATCTTCCACCGTAAACTCCTCTATGTTTAATAGAATTATTTTCATTGAAAGCCATATTAGCAATAAATTGCATAGGGCCAGTTTCTTCAACCAACCTTAGCGTATTTTTCTTGCCTTCATTATGTTCAAACATAAGTTTACGAACAATGTCGTACCTATTTTTGAAAGCGGAGTGATTTTTGAATAAATTCGTTATATCCTTCTTTACCTGGAATCTTTCAGGAAATTCCAAGACACACATGTCTCGTTCTTCCTGTAACAGTTTCTTTGGTAAATTTAGTAACTCTTTAATAGTAATAGCGAATTTCCCAACATTTTCATGTACGTCACAACAACGTTGCAAATACAAACGCTTGTCGTAAAATTGCTCACCTCCATCACTCTCACACCAGTTTTCACAAATGCGTAAGAAATGATAAGGTATAGCAACGAATCTACCACCTATTGCTAGACAATAACCCATTTTAGTAACACCATCCGGTTTTAACAACATAAATTGAGCTTTCTGTAAAACAGAAATCATATGTGTTCGTCCGTTTTTGTCCAGTAAATCAGACCCTTGTACATTCGCTGCTGTTTGAGCCAATGATAAACTAAGAGATTGTGGTGTTTCTCCTTTCTTAACAGGTATATTTTGGTCAGATTGGGGTAAAGCTGTTGATGAATACCACCAATTAACCCCAAGTATAAGAGCTGCTGACAAAGAAGCTCCAAGCCCTAAATAAGCTGCCGACTTGGAATAGTAAGCATCTCTTTCAAGACTTTTCTGAAACTCTTTATACAAAGAACCTGGATTTGGATTTGCGATTTTCTTGAACTTGTAATAAGGTTCTTGAACAAATCTATTAAATAAATTAGCGTCAGGTCCGTATCTCCTCACTGTTTCATAACAATGAGATGATAACTTTTCTTTCCAATAACCGCAAAATTTAGCCAAATCAGGTAATATGCAACCTTTCAATGATAATTGCGTATGTACGGCTTTCCAAATTCCCACTTTTCCGGAAACTGGTTCTGCCTTAATTGCAAGCTCATATTCTTCTTTGCATTCTTCACTATCTTCTTCAACAAGTTCGTCAAGTTCCATAGACTTTAAATATATATCAGGAATGATCATATCGCGTATCTTTTTCATACTTTGTAGATTGTTAAGATGAATCGAATCATTTCTAACTTTTCTAGCTCTTAATAACTCAACTACCTCTTTACAAGATAGTTCTTCAGATCCATAGGCACCTGTGTTGATATCTCTTCTTATGAACGTGAAATCACCAGGGAGTAAGTCAAAGCATCCGTCTTTGGTCATTTCGACTTTACTCAGGTCTATTTTCCTGCTAAACAGGTCAGAGTGTGGATTCACAGCTAATTCATCTCTGACTTTAACTACAAAACACAAATCTGAAAACCTTCTAGTGACAGCACCTTTATCAACTAATGATTCTATGCTAAATTTACTCAGATTAGTGGTACACATAACATAACTGGAACTGAAATAATATTTACCTTTGGCCTCAACAGCTGCCATAGGTAACTGAAAAGGTACGGAATTAACCATTTGTATAACTTCTGCAAATTCTACATTTGGTGTACCGGCAATATCTCTGCTTTTACCGAAATCGTCAACAACTGTAATATTTTGATTAATATAATCGTCCCAATATTCAGTACCAACATTTCTATGGTAGATACTAGCTTCTTCAGCTTTGTCATATAAACAACTAGCTAAAATAGTAGCCCACGTTGTCTTCATTGTACCAGGAGAACCTGAGAATAAAACTCCTACAGGTTCTGCCCTAGTTTCGGCAATGCCGGGACAAGTCGATTGTAATGTGTTGACCACACCATCCAGTTTACGCATTCTATAACTTAATATTGACGCAGCTGCTGCTGACGACTTGTCCAGTATCAACTTTTCGAAATTGTGACGTAAACGTAACGCTTCCGAATATGTTGCATGATCCATAGGAATTTCTCCTTTATGTAAATTTTCTATGAATGTGTCCATAAATTTACACTCTTCAAGAATGTTTCCTTTGGTTAAAGAACCCAATACCCAAGAATCTGGAACAGGTCTATAATTGATTACATATTCGCACAATTTATTAATTAGTTCAAAGACGAAACTCAATATTTTGGATAAACCTCCAGAAAATCTGTCAAAACCTCCTATAAGATCGTAAATCTTTTTAAAGGTTGAATATTTTATGCCAAAATAATCTTTAACAAAAGAATATATAGCTTCGCAAAATTCTCTTGGTCCTTGTACTTCGGCTCCTTTGCTAGCACTATCCATAAAGGAAAATACTTTTCCAGCAATATCGGGGCCTTTTAAAAACATTATGCAAACACCTCCAAAAGTTGTCAATTTGAAACTATTTTGGTCTTTCATTATGTAATAATTAATAGCACTTGCGGTAGTCAATCCTATGAGCAGTATTACCAAAGAATTTTTTAATTCAGCGGACCAACTAGTCATATTATCAACAAGACGCTCAATGTCATTGCTTCTAGCATCCAATTTATCACATAAGGCTCCTAATTTAGAGCTACTATCCCTTAAATTAGAGAATGTGGCTCCTTGTAACATAGCAACCATGGAATTTGGATTGAAAGTCTCATATACTTTGATGTATTCGAAAACTTCGCATCCTCTTTCAAAGGGCAATGAGAATGGGTACTTGCAATTTTGACTGTAAGCCGTTAGTTTCTCGAAACTAGCATTGTTTTCAAAAATTCTTCTAACATGTAACTTTGAACCTCCATTACTCATCGGGGTGAGAGTCAAAGTTAATTTAATCAGTGAATTGAAGAATCCAAATGCATTTCCACTGGGAAACATAATGGTGTCAGTCAATTTAGCTCCAATCGTCCTACAATTCTCATTATAGTCGAAAAGAACTTCAGTAGTTAATTCAAAAGTTTCTGGGCAACAATTGTACTTATGTCTCTCATGAGTAACATTTGTAACACAAAAATTTTTGGATTGGATGAACAATTTCTGAGCTATCATCTTCTCAAAACACATGAGTTTTGGAGAAGTCAATATCTTAGAAATTTCGTCAGGCACCGGGCCTGGGTTTATTTCAATATCTGCTTTTGAACTATTTCTAGCAATTACAAAAAGTGTAATCGCTAGAAGTACTTTAAGAGTGTCCCTAGAAGGGTCCACTTGAGGATAAGTTGAACTAATCATAACATAACAGAATATTGAAAGTGTGGATAAGACCGGGAACATGCTACCGGGTAAGTCATATCCAAATTGGAAAAGAATAATAAAATATAGCTTCCAAGCTCTAATCTTATTAATGACGGAAAGTTTAAAAAGTGTTCCATAAAACACTGCACACAATAGTGACAGCATTCCCATGTACACTCTTATTTTGTGATACTCGTAAGAGCAATTTAATTCGGGGGTGATTGCATCTTCGTGACAAAGAAATTTTGTTTTTTTTAAGCAAAGTGTCTCGCTTAATTCTTGGCTTTCGCCACTGTTAAGTATCGCGGTAACGCATGACTTAAAGTCATTACCAAAATCGAATGTATACGCCGTTTTTATAGCGCTGATTGAGTTCGTTGTATTCATTGTATTCAATTCAGTTTTGGTTTGGTATTTGCCTATTTTTAAAGCAGGGCCAGAGGACTTCCCAGATTCTGCTCAAGGTTCACAACGGGCACTATGTTATTCCAATCGACGGTAGTTCCAAAATCATCAATTTAACAATACCATGAATTCGTGACAGGTTTTTGCACGCACGCGTTACGTGGCTTAGTTTGTTTACCGTGAATTTACCTTATCACGTTCAGGAACTAAGAAAAGCAAAAGTGGCTGCCCTACTATTATAGCGTAAATCAATCGAATCATCCGTGAAAAATTATTCCATCTTAAAGGCACAGTGCGACATGCGCACCAAAAACACCTTGTTTTTGTATTTTATTTTTATATTTTTTTTTGCACTGACCACGTATACTCAATGATCAAGGTAAAACCCCTAGGTGACTAATTATCTAAATTTTTTTTTTACTAATACTAAATGTTTGTTTTCTCAATGTAAAATCACAAATAACGGAGAACCATTACCAGTTTAAAATAAAATTAATGAATTAATGAATCAGTAAAATGTGACCAATTAACACCGTTAAAATGTCCCCAGTTACTGAGTTTAAAATGTATCCAACTACGAAAGAATGTATCCAATTAAACAAATTAATTTTATA